ACCAGCGTCACCGGTATCAAGTTCGGTGAGGCGGGCGCCTCGGTGGAACGCTTCGCCGAGACCGCCGACCGCTCGTTCGGGCTGAGCAAGCGGGCCGCGCTGGAAGCCTCGAACACCTTCGGCACCTTCGGCAAGGCGGTGGGCCTGACCGGGCAGCCGCTGGCCGACTTCTCCACCCAGATGACCGGGCTGGCCGGGGACATGGCCTCATTCGCCGGGACCACCCCGGATGAGGCGGTGACCGCGCTCGGGGCCGCGTTCCGCGGTGAGTACGACCCCATCGAGCGGTTCGGCGTGTTGATCAATAAGGAGATGGTCAACCAAAAGGCCCTCCAGATGGGCTTGGCCGCGACCAGCTCTGAGATCACCAAGGGTGATGAGATCATCGCCACCCGGGCGCTGATCATGGAGCAGACCGGGCAGGCGCAAGGCGACTTCGCGCGCACCGGTGACAGCGTGGCCAACTCGCAGAAGCGGATTGCCGCCGAGACCGAGAACGCCCAAGCCGCGCTCGGCCAGAAGCTGGCCCCCGCCTACCTGGCCGTGCTCAACGCGCTGAACCCGCTGATCGGCGGGCTGACTGCGTTCGTCGGCGCGCTGGTCGACGGGGTGAGCTTCCTGTGGCAGTGGCGGGACGCCATCGGCGCCATCCTGCTCGTGATCGGCATCCTGAACGCGCAGGTCATCGCGTTTAACGTGGCGATGGCCGCCGCGCTGATCATGAACACGGTTGTCGGGGCGGCGCGCGGGCTGGCTACCGCGTTCTGGGCACTGAACGCGGCCATGATCGCCAACCCGATCGGCGCGCTGATCGCAGTGCTGGCGGCGCTGGCCGCCGGGCTGGTCGTGGCCTACAACCACTCCGAGACCTTCCGCAACTTCGTTGATCAACTCTGGGCCACGCTGAGCGGGTTCCTGGGGGAGACCGGGCCCGGGTTCGTGGCGTGGGCGGCCAAGCTGGCGACGTCGTTCGGCCAGGCCATCACCGATATGAATAACTTCGGTAACGCGGTCAACGCCTGGGGTACCAAGGTCAAAAACTCGTTCGTCCAGGCGTATCAGGACGTCGAGGGGTTCGGCACGCACGTCAATAAGTCGCTGAGCGACACCGGTAATGATCTCTCCCGGTTCGGCGACACGGTCAACGCGTTGCCGCCCAAGGTCGCGGCCGGGCTCTCGCGGTTCGCGCAGATGCTATGGGACTCGATCGTCACCGGGTGGAACCGGGCCCGTGACGAGTCGGTGCGGGTGATCGGCGTCATCGTGACCGATGCCCAGGCGCTGCCCGGCAAGATCATCGCCACGTTGCAGGCGCTGCCCGGCCAGATGGTCCAGATCGGCACGGACATCATGAACGGGCTGTTGCGCGGCTTGCAGTCACTGGGCCCGCAGATTGTGAGCTACCTGACCAACCTCATCCCGGAACCGGTGCGCCGGGCGCTGTCGATCTCCAGTCCGTCCGGGGTGATGAAGGATATCGGGCTCGACGTGATGCGCGGGCTGGACGCCGGACTCCAGAGTTGGATCCCGAAGATCCAGTCGACGCTCAACAGCGTGATGGACATGATCAAGAGCACCGGGCAGGCGGCCGGGTCGCTGAACATCGCGGGGCAGAACATCGGCTACCAGATAGCCAAGACCGATCAAGGAATCTCGGGCTCGGCCACCATCGGCGGGCAACAGGTGTCGGGCTCGATCAACCGCAGCGGGCAGGCCAGCGCCACCATCGGCGGGCGCACCTACAACATCGACGCTCGATCCTTCGGTACCCAGCTCAAGCCATCGGACGTGTCCGACGCCATCAAATGGGCGTCCAAGATCGGCGGATTGGTGTCCGCCTAGGAGGAAGCATGAACCCGCTACACGTGGTGCTATTGATCTTGGCGTTCCTGTTGGCGGCCGGGGCGGCGTTCCTCGCATCCCGGGCCGACCCGATCTCCCGCTACGGGGTCGTGCTCCTGGCGGCGGCGGTCGCCGTGTGGCTGTTCGATCTGGTGCTGGTCGCCGCACGGGTCTACTAGATGCGATCCACGCAGCCGGGTCAGTGGCGCTCCCTGATCTTCGGTCCGGGCACCGCCTACCCGGTGACCGAGATCGACGGCATCGACGCGCTGCCCGATATCGAGGCGGCCGACGTGGACCGCCCGCAGATCGACGGCGCGTGGACCGGCACCGACCAGGTCTCCCCCCGGGTGATCACGCTCTCGCTGGGCATCCGCGGCGACTCCCCGGCCGACCTGGAAGCCAAGCGGCGCGCCGCGCTGCTCCTGCTCGGCCCCTCGCGCAAGGCCGTGGAACGCCTGGTGCTCACCGACGGGCGGATCGTCTACGGCAAGTTGCGTCGCTCATCGATGCCCAGCGACATGGGCTATGACTGGCGGTTGGGGGACATCCACCTCCAGTTCTGGTGCCCGGACCCGCGCGTTTACACGGGCCTGCCGCAGTCGGCGGTATTGGTTGCGGGTGGGGCCCGGCTGACCGGGCGCACCTACAAACGTGGCTACACCCTGGCCAGCGGCGCACCCAACTACGTGGCGCCCAAGGGCTGGCAGTACCCGCCCGCCAGTCAGATGGTCGGGCAGGCGTCGATGGTCAACTATGGCAACGTGGGGGCGCCGGTTGACTGCCAGCTCAGCGGGCCGCTACTGAACCCGGCCATCGAGGTGGTGGGGCACACCCTGTTCCCGATCAACGTCTCGCTCGGGTCCACCGACGTCCTGCTCGTGACCCGCGACTACCACGTGATCTTGAACGGGGTCGAGCGGCGCGACCTGATCGGCATCGGTGCACAGTGGCCGGTCATCCCGCCCGGCACCTGGACGATCCGGCTGTTCGCGCAGACGGGCAACGGGACCTGTTACGTCGCCACCCAGAGCGCGTACCTGTGACGGCGATGATCATATGACCGGATTCGGCGGTGGCACGTCCACCACGCTCATCGTGCGGGCCATCCAAACGAAACAGGTGCTGGCCACCGCGCCTTGGTCGAGCCTGAGCTATGAGTCGCGGATCAACGCGGCCGGGCCGCTCTCGGCCACGATCCCGGTGTTCGACGGCGGGCTGGTCGACGTCATGTTGCCGGGCCGGGTGATGATCGGCGTGCTGCGCGGGTCCATCCCGATGTGGTCGGGCATCCTGTGGAAACGGGCCATGAACCCGGACGGGCTCATGGAGATCAGTTGCGACGAGATCATGTCCTACTGGGACCGGCGCCGGATCCGGCAGACCATGATCTTTACCCAGATCGATCAGGCCTCGATCCTGTCCACGCTGATCGACCTGCCGCAGCGCGACGCCTACGGGGCGTTGGGCGTGACCACCATCGGCAACGTGATCACCGGCAAGCGCCGGGACCGCACCTACTACGGGGCCGACCGCAAGTCCTACGGCGAGATGATCCGCAACCTGTGCGGGGTCATCGACGGGCCGGACATCAAGTCGAGCCCCATCTACGCCAACGGGATCTGGTCGGACCGGTTCGAGGTCGGCTACCCGCGGCTGGGCCGCAGCCTGGCGCAGAGCCACCTGACGTTCATCGTCGGCGTCAACTGCGAGATTGTGGAGTGGGAGGAAGACGGCGCGTCCTCAACCACGTTCATCGACTGCACATCGACCAACACCGCCGATGCGTCCAACCCGCTGTTTGCCTCCTATGAGGCGCGGTTCATGTACGGCGCCGGGTGGGTGCGCCTGGAAGACGCGCTCAGCTTCACCGACGTGTCCGTGCAATCCACGCTCGATGAGAAGGCCAAGGCCGAGCAGGCCGCGCGGTCCGGCATCATCCTCTCCGTCAAGATCAGGCTGCCGGACGCGGACGAGGATCCGATCATGGGCAGCTACGGGGTAGGGGATGACTGCCGGTTGATCGTGCCCCCGGGGCCCGCGTTCGTGGATGGCTACGACATTCAAGTGCGCATCGCCGCGGTCTCGGTGCAGGCCGGACAGATGGACACCGTCACGATCACGATGGCGCCTGCGTTGCTGGACGGCACCACGATCATTCCGGTGCCTTAGGAGGCCACCCCATGACCCGCGTCGCCCGATCGATCGAACTCTCGGAATGGCTGACCCGCACCGAAGAGCGACTGTCCACGGCCGAGCGTCGGTTGGCTGCCGCCGCACGTCCCGCGCAGGGCGCAACCGCGGTGATCACCGGGCCGAACCTGTTGCCCAACCCGGGCTATGAGGGCAAGCGGCTGGACGGGTGGGTCCAGCCGCAACAGGGCCTGTTGGTGGGCGGCCCGGAAGCGCTGGCCGGTGACTGGTCGTTCCGCATGAGCCACGTGGCCTCCACTCCCGTGGTCACGCGGGAGCGCCGCAGCTTCGATATCACTCCCTACGCCTGGCGCAACTACACCGGGGCCAACGCGTTTAAACCGGCTACCGGCAGCGATGGTGTGGATCATGCCTGGCAAGGCCAGTTCGACGCGGTCGACGGCAACACCCGTTCGTACCTGTGGTACGACCCGGCCGGATTCGCCGATGCGGTCGGCACCATCGCCGGTGACTGGGAATCGTTCGACCTGTTGATCTTCTGGGAACATTGGTTCTGGTCCGAGGGCGGCATCGCGGTGATGGGCGCGCACACCGTGAACACCCCGCCCGCCATCGGCGCGGTGGGGCCCACCACCAACTCGTTCCCCAACTTGATCCAATACTCGTGGCCGGGCCGCTACATCATGGGCTCGGCGTCGCTGATCGCCGTGGGCGGGATAGCCGACCGGATCCGCGACGGCACGTTCCGCGGCATCGAGCTGGGCCCCGGGCCGACCACGAATAACACCTACTACGGCTACGCCCGGCCCTACGATGCCCGGCTGCGCGCCACGTTCTGGAAGACGACCAGCATCTCCATCACCGGCCTGTCGTCGGAGGTGCGCTCGCTCGGGATGGGCGTGTCGGGTAACAACGTCAAGTGGAACGCACAGACCGTGGTCAAATCCACCGTCCCGGCGGCGGCCAAGCTGGGCGTGTGGTGGCGCAACGCGGGCGGCACCATCACCGATGTGGACGTGGCCACGGTCAACCTGGGTGCCAACGCCACCACCCCGATGGCGGGCACCACCGCAGCCGCGTTCTCCGACGTCGCCGTGGATCTCGGGGTCTATCTCAAGGTCACCGGTAGCCCCCCGTCGGACGGGTCGGGGACCACGATCCCTTGGAACTACACGGTCGATGACTGGGTCTGCCGTCAGCAAATCGCAGGCTAGGAGAGATCATGACGCTGAAAGCGCTGTACCTGCAAAGCGGGGCCTACAACGCGCTCGATGATCGGATGCTGGCCGGGATGCTGCTCGACGTCGCGTCCGACCCACTGTCCGGGGTGGGTCGCATCGTCACCGGGCTACTCACATCGGCCCAAGGCACCCCCAACATGACGGTGTCGGTCTCCCCGGGCCGGGCCATCGTGCCCACCCCGGCGTCGGACGGCGGCGGCTATGCGGTGATGAACGATGCCTCGCTGAACGTCACCGTGACCCCGGTGTCGACGCTGCCCCGAGTCGATCTGATCTTGATGGCGGTCGACGATGCCGACTACTCCGGATCGATCTACGGGCCCAAGATCTACTGTCTGGCGGGCACCCCGGCCGCATCCCCGGTCGCCCCGGCCCAACCGGCGGGCACACTGCTCCTGGCCACGCTCAACCTGTTGGCCAACGCCACCTCGGTGGTCAACTCCGCGATCAGCCGCAACCTGTGGAGCGTGAACGAGGCCGAGTATTACGCGAGCACCGTCCAATCCCTGGCGCCGGGCGGGGACCGGCCGCTCATGTTCCCGGTGGTGGGGTCGGCTACCCCACTGGTCACCAAGGGCATCGCGACCGGTGGCGCGACCGCCGACGCCAGGTTCACG